GCCTGCGTTGACGATAGAATCGCCCCTAATGACGCATGACGTTGAACGCAGTAAGGCGATCGGCAGGGAGTCGGTACAAGGGGAAGGCCCGCCCCCGGATTTTCCGCCCGCCCTGCGCGAATTGTACGACCTGTTGCGCAAGAATCCATCAGTCCGGATCATCAACACGCCGAACCGCTATACCGTCCTGCGCGACGGCAAATATGTCGGCGGCAGAATCAATGAACTGGTCTTCCGCACGCCGGAGTGCCTGGAATACATACTAAACCACCCCGCCGAAGAAATCAGCGGGGCGAATATGATTGTTTGAGGGGAAAAAGTTATGATCGACATATCGAAAGGACGTTATTGGGGTAAACCGTGGAGCCTGGTCGATGGTTGTACTTCCTGTTCGCCTGGGTGCGATCATTGCTGGTCGGAGGCGATGACGCATAGAATGGGAGCGAAGGTAACACGGAGGGATCGCTTCCCTTCTCCGCTCTCCATTCCCTTGAAGCGTCGGAAGCCGACCGTGTATGCGATCTGGAATGACCTGTTCCATGAGGCAATGCCGGATCAATTCGTCTATGAGGCAACACGGGTGATGAGACACAGCTTCGCCTCACAACATATTTTTCTGGTCCTCACAAAACGCCCCCAGAAGATGTTGAGGTTGTCAAATCTCTATGATGAATTGCCTAATGTCTGGTCAGGCCTCACCGTCTGCAACCAGCAAGAGGCCGATGAGAAAATCCCGATCTTCCTGCAGGTGCCGGGAAAGAAATTCCTGAGCATCGAACCGATGTTGGGGGAGATTGATTTGCGCGGAATATCCGGCCCCGGTAAATGGCGCTTAGACGCCCTTGAATGTCCTCCTGGCGTTAAAGGATCGGCGATCAACGCCGTCATCCTCGGCGGCGAGACCGGTCCCGGCGCAAGACCGATGCATCCGTACTGGGTTCGATCCGTCCGGGATCAGTGCGCGGTAGCGGATGTGCCGTTCTTTTTCAAATCCTGGGGCGCATGGAAACCTTGTGTTGATGATCATGTGGAATGTGAAGGTAACAAGAGCACAGCCATGCGTCTGTCGGGCGAGATCTTGACCGACGAAAACCCATACTGGAAAGATAAAGCCTTTGGCGGATCAGATCAAGGTTTTTGGAAAGCAGGATCAAAGGCTGGCCGCCTCCTCGATGGCCGTACCCACGACGATTTGCCGTGGAGATAAATGAATAAAGAAAAACTTGAAAGCCTGATCGCTGACCAGCCGAATGAAATTCGCGGCAAGGGAGTGCTGTTGTTCAACGGCGCCGCGAGTTGCGCCGAGCAGTATCGGAGCGCTCCCACCGCTGCAAACCTGCGCGACTGGGAAGCGGCCCAGGCTGCCCTTGAAAAGTTTTGTGCCCAGCTTGAGGGGTCGTCCGCCGACGGCGCGAGCGACAAGCCCCTGCCGAATCTGGCCGCCGCACTGGATTATCTGAAGGCGTCGGACTGGAGCGTGACGCGCACCAGCCTGTATCGCCACCACAAAGAGGGTAAACTGTCGCCGAGGGCTGACGGATTTTATACGCTGCGTGATGTCGAGAAGTATGCCCGGACCTGGCTGAAACAGAAATCGACCGGCAAACGCGTTGCCGAAAAGCTGGAAGATCTTCAGCGCCGCAAATTGGAACTGGAATTGCTGAATCTGGACCTGGAGCACAAGCGCAAAACGCTGGCTTATGGCAAGGACCTGGACAAATACATCCCAAAGGAACTCATGGAGATCGAGCTGGCAACGCGCGCGGGGATCCTCGACGCCGGGCTGAAACACTGGGTGCAATCCCGGGCCGCCGAATGGATACGCGCCGGCGGCGGCAACACGAAAAAGGTCGGCGAAGTGATCAACCTTATGACCCACGACCTTGAGGAGCACATCAATAGCTATGCCAGGTTATCCGATTATCAGGTCATAATCGACGCGGAAGAGGAGGCGGCGAACGAAGCGCCGGAAACCGACGAAGATCCGATAGGAGAGGAGGCGGAAACCGTCCCATGCTGACCACCATCCACATCCCGCGCTCCACCCCCTGGTTGCCGCCGTCGCTTCTGGCGATCCCGGGGGAGATCCGACACATCGTCCGCCTGTCCGAGCCGGAGCGCAAGGTCTTTCGCAAGCACAAGAAGATCCCCGTATCTATCTGGTGTGAGCGATATCGCCACGTCACCATGTCCATTCTGCCCGGCAAATGGAAAAACAGAGTCACGCCGTACCTGGCAGGCATCATGGATGCCTCGTTTTTCCTTTCTGTTCAAACGATTATTGTCTGCAAAGCCCCCCAGGTGGGCGGCACAGAGAGCGTCCTGAACTGCATCGGCTACGCGATCGACCGCGATCCCGGCCCGGTCCTGTGCATCTACCCGGACGAACTGACGGCTCGCGAAAACAATCAGGATCGCATCCAGCCGATGATCAGGACCAGCCCCCGGCTGCGTGGCTACATGACGGGCCTCGATGACGACAGTTCGCTGCTTAAAATCAGCCTCCAGCACATGCCGATTTACATGGCGTGGGCCAGATCGGCGGCCCGGCTGGCCAACAAGCCGATCCGCTATGTCATATTCGACGAAACGGACAAGTATCCGGACACCGCCGGCAAGCGCGAGACGGACCCGATCTCCCTCGGCGAGGCGCGCACGATCACCTACCGGCACAACTGCAAAAAGTGGAAGATCAGCACTCCTACGACGGAAGCCGGGAATATCTGGAAGGCGCTCACCACTGAGGCGCAGGTAATCTTTGATTTCTGGGTGAAGTGCCCGGCCTGCGGCGGCCTGCAAAAAATGACCTTCGGCCAGATCAAGTGGGCGCATAAAACCGAACCGGGCGCAGACGGGAAGTTACACTCCGAAGATCCGGAAACGATCGAGGCGGAAAAGCTGGCCTGGTACGAATGCCCGCACTGCCTGGCGCAGTGGAACGATTATGACCGCGATCTCGCCGTCCGGCATGGCCGCTGGCGTGATCGCTTCACTGAGACGGATATCGCGGAATATCTGCGGGTTCACAAGCCCGTGAAGATCGGCTTCCACCTGCCCTCGTGGCTGTCGCCGTTTGTGTCGCTCTCATCGCCCGCCGCAGCCTTCCTGCGCGGCCTGACGGATATGAACAAGTTCAAGGATTTCCACAATAAACACCTGGCGGAGCCCTGGAAATTCACCGTGATCTCCAAAAACACGGAGCAGATTCTGGCCGCCCGCTGCGCCCTGCCGGCGCAGACCGTCCCGGAGGCGGCAGTCGCGCTGACGGTCGGCGTGGACGTCCAGATGCACGGCTTCTGGTTTGTCGTGCGCGCCTGGTCGGCGGACATGACAAGTTGGCTGATCCATTATGGTTTTCTGGCAGTCTGGGCAGAAGTCGAACGATTGATCTTTGAATCCGCCTATCCCGTTGGCGACACGGGCCGCGTGCTCAAACCCTTCCGGGCGGCGGTGGACACCGGCGGCGGCAAGAAATATGAAGAAATGACGATGACGGAAGAGACGTATTTCTGGCTGATCAAGAATCGCGGGCGCGGCGGCTGCGCCCTGTGGGGAACGAAGGGCGCCAGCTACGCTATGCCCGGCATGTTGAGCGTGGGCAGCGGGATCGTCTCCACGCCGGCCGGCAAGAAACTGCCGGAAGCCCTGCGCATCCTGTCCGTTGATACGGGCAAGGCAAAGGATCAATTCCATTTCCGCCTGCAATTGGCGACGAAAGACGATACCCGCGATCTTCCCGGCGCCGCGTTCCTCCATGCCGATACGGGCGCAGATTACGTCGCGCAGATCCTCGCGGAGGAGAAGCAGATCAACGAACGGGGCGGGGAAGAGTGGATAAACGTCCACGGCCGGGCGAACCATCTGCTTGACGCGGAGCTCCTCGCGGCGGCCTGTGTCGAAATGGAATTCCCCGGCGGAGGCCTCCGCCTTTTGGCCGAATATCTGAAACGGAAAAGTGATTCTGTCGATCAATCATCAGAAAAGCCGAAGCAAGTCGTTGCAAAATCCAAGTGGATGAGATGACAGAAAACCAAGAAGAAAAAAAGCCGCCGGATAAATTCATGACCGCTCAGCAAGTTGCGGAAAGACTCAGTTGTACGGAAAGATATATATATATTCTCATTCAGGAAGGCATTTTGAAGGCGATAAAAATCGGACCCCGCGCGATAAGGGTGTCAGAGCAATCCTTTATAGATTTTATCAAAACACGATCATTCGATACATCCGAATTATATGCCCCAAGGGAAAACACGATAGAACCGTCAAACCCGAAAAT